ACATTGATACGAACTACTTCTGGTAAGTCTGGGCCAAAAAAGCCATCTGATTTCACAGTCACATAGCCTCCTTTGGCTCCTGTTTGGTAACCTTTAACTAAATTAAAGATCATGTTGTTTACGGGTTGATTACGGTATGTTCCGTTTTTAATAATTACTGTACTCAAGGTTAGCTCCTTTTTGTTAACTATACAACTATTATACTATATTGGCGATTTTTGGTCAACCGCTTATCTGCGGTAGATTTTGGCGGCAAAATCAGCACCTTTACTGTAACCCCGAGCACGGCCGGCACAGTAACCAATAAAAGTACCATATGCCAGGGCAAGTAAAGCGACGATTGTGGTTGATTCCATTTAAAACTCCTTATTTGTTATTATACTGATATTATAGCAAATGGGTAATTAATGGTCAACCGTAAAAAAACCCGCCATTTCGACGGGTTTTTATTGGTTAGTGTATACTAACTTAAGGAGTCGCGTTTCCTAGTGCAACATTAAATGCGCAAAAAAGCGTACTGCCGGTAGGAACGACCCAAGTCCACTGTCCTAAAGATACTGGATTTGGTGGAACCTGAGGTACACCGTCAATTTCTACGCTACTACGGCTGTCAGGTGTGCCTTCGCTGTTGCTAGGTGTTCCAGCGTAACAATCAACAAAGGTTGTAGCATCACCATATTTTGGAAAACCACGGACAGAGATTGTTGTGGAGTTTACAGTCTGGCTTGGTGAAACTTGCAGTGTGACTCCGTCGGTACTAACGGCTGTTACATAGGTGTTGGCCATAACACCAGTACCATTAACTCCGCAATTTAAAAGAACATTAGAAATATCTCCGTCAATAACATTACCTAAGGTTAGTGTGGTTCCGCTAATGGTTGAATTGCCAGCCTCTACCTTTACATTAAAATTTTCCATGTAATTGCAATAGGTGTTTTGAACTGCAATACCATACCCGCCGTCTACTTCAATTGTCATTGGATAAGCACCGGCAAAATCAGTTGGAAACAGTGCAGAGTCGGTAACCGAAAACAGCACCGGTGCATTGCTGATATTATCATTGGGCGCTGGCAACTCTTGATCTATTGTGCTGACCGCACCACTGAAAACTGTAGTGCCGTTAATATTTGCTGTTAGGGATACCGGTGTGTTGCCGTATGCGTATCCGTAAAAATTTATTGTTCTATTTTGAGCCATTATGAGAATCTCCTGTAATATTATTTATCAGTTTGAGCACAGTATTCTGTTAAACTGCGTTCTTGGTGCCATTCTGCGGTGTGTGGCCCTACAGCATATTCTTGAAAACATGGTGTGCCCAGGGTATAATGCAACAATTTGGCCTCTGGGTTTGGACCAAACTCATCGGGCAACCAGTTCCATTCAACGGGCAGTTCGCCCACAGCCTCGGGCTCGACCCAGTCAAATCTGTGCAGATAACTGCCGGGTTTTTTGGATACAAAATCTGGAGTCAAAACAGCATGTTCTTCTGCTTCACAATTCCATAAGATCACACTACTCCAATTTTTCTTTGGAAAATTTTCGTTTTTATTGCCTAGATATTTGATGTTGCTACGAGTTTTGTAGTCATGCTTGACTACCTGTACGGCCTTGATTGGATCCTGTAATTGCCACAGTTTTGTGATGTCATCCCGCAGTATCATGTCGCCGTCAATGTAAATTGCCCAGCCACTATAATTCATAAGGTGTGGAACAAGGAATCTACTGTAGACAAAAGTATTGCTGGCATCAGTGTGTGTTTCGGTATAACACGGTAATAGATTAAGCGCCAGCGGCACAATAGCCACCGGCTGACTAGACAGTCTAATAATACTGTTTACACAGGTATGATAGGCTATGGCTTCTCTAGGATCATAGCCAATAAAAACAGTGATCATCGACGTTCAATGTCTTCTTCTATGCAGTTGAAGCCGTACTGAATTTCAACCACCTTGACCGGTTGGCTGTGTGGGTTGGTCAACTGGTGCCAGGCCCCTACTGCTATATCTGTGGCTTCGTGCGGGCCCAGTTCGAGCGCACCATCTTCAAAATTTACTAGAGCACGACCTTCGCTCACGATCCAGTATTCCGATCGATGTTGGTGTCGTTGCATACTAAGGCTCTTGCCGGGATTTACTGTAAGTTCCTTGACCTTCATGCCTGGAACTTCGTGTAGGACACGATAGTAGCCCCATGGACGCTCGGTCTTGGGTGCTTTCCATTCTTCAAGAATCCAACTTGACGAGTTGGCCTTGTTAGTGCCGCCTACTCCAAACACAAACTCTATACCAGGCATTGACATTTCTGGAATATTTTTGTCAGTACGATCGCCGCCATTGGCAAATATAATTTTACTGCCAGGGTAATGAGCCTGCACCTGTTGTAATAAATGACAAGCTGTGCCATCTTCATCATTAAATGTATAGACTTCGTCCACGCTACTCAAGTTGTTTAAAACACACAGGCGTTCTTGCCAAGGCATAAATGCCCGACCTTTTTTACGGGCTAACCACTCATCACTGTTGATGCCAACAATCAGCGTGTCACCTAGTGCCCGTGCTTCTTTTATCAACTTGATATGTCCAGAATGCACCGGGTCAAATCCGCCCGACACTACCACAATAGTATTCATTGATGTCCCATCCATGTTAAAGCCTTGTTTAGCCAGATCAAGGTCAATTCAGACTGACGTAGTTCGCCATGTTTTTGCACACATGCCGCAGCAGAACCTGGTAGTAGATCTAATTCGGCAAGATCATACCAGGAAGTGGTCTTGGGATCCATGGGTTTAATTGCGCTTTTATAAACCACAGCATTGACCCAGGTATCGTTGGCTTCTTTAAGGAAGAAACCATTTTTGCAATCCCATCCTGTAACGGCCAACATATGAATCAAATTTACCATGGTATAATGATGATATACCCCAGTCTCCTGTGTAAAGTGTTGATGACCTCGATATATGTTGGTAGTTTGTGGTACACTTATAACCAGCATGGCATCCTCCTCTGCTGCTTCCCACCAATTGGCCAAAGTGGCAATTGGATTCACACAGTATTGAAAAGCATCATGACACCACATGACATCGTATTTTTTACCATCGAGCAATTCCAAAGGTTGCTCAAAATCTTGACTATGAAATTTAACATTAGGCAAACGGTCAGCCAACGACAGCGAGGGCAACAAATCCAAGCCCTTGCACTGTATGTTCAAAGGTTGAGGCGAGTCGTCTCTAGTAGTTCTAGTTGCCCACCATTCAAGATCTGTACCAGTTCCGCAACCAAGGTCTGCCAAAGTTGTAATACTACTCATAAAATCATCATACTCGTACAGCATGTCTAAGATGCGTTTGCTGTGAGCATGGCTCTGTTGTGGTGTTGCAAATGTCATATCTGTATGTCTTCCATGCCTGCGGCTCTAAGTCTTACAATGTGTCCCAGCATAAAATTCTTGCTTTCATAGGCTTTAATTATGCCCAAGAACTTGTTTCTTAACAAGGCCACTTCATTGATAATGGTTTCAAAATCAATCACTTCATCTTCGCCATCCACATATTTTTCAGCATCTCTGCTGGTAAGTGCTCGGGCATAACCTTCCAAATACTTTTGAAAATGTTTGCGTCGAATTTTTCTCAACTGTATGTTGAGATAATTTAGCACCGCTTCTATCTCCTGAAGTTGATTAAATCTACGTTCGGTGATACCTGGCAAGTTGCTGATATTTTTTTCTACCAGTCCACCAATACTACAGTCACGTCTGGCTTCTTCTAGTTCGCCTTCGTAATAGGCAATAAAATCTGGAATATTGCCCAAATTACTAATAACTTTGCTATACCACATGTTCTAGTTCTTTCGTTAACCAAGGAAACGTGTTGTGCCAATCCAACTTACGACGTCGATCGATTTCATTTAAAAAAGTACGCAATTTTAACAATTCGTTGTTGTCTCGTTGATGGGCATTAAACTCGGTTTGCAGGCCCAGCATCATATTTCGAGCATTGGTATGTTGCCATTCATCGTTGGGCATTTCTTGTAAAATATTTTCAAAATCTTTGTCAAAAAACCCAGCACCAAAAATGCCAGGATACAGATGCGATCTATTTACACAGGCCATAAAGTAATGCCCAATCGGTCTTGTTTTTCTATGTTGATTAATGTATTGAATCAACGGTAACATACTTTTTATGCCCAGACCAGTAATGGTTTGATTGATATTCAATGTCAGCCATTTTTGACCAGCTACGTAATCAAAGTTTTTTTGCCACTGGTCCATGTTGATTCCGTAACGTATGTATTCCTGTTCTGCTCCCCAACAATCAATACTGACAGTAAGGTCAAATCGTTTTATTCTTCGAGTTGCCAGTAGATTTTTTATCCGTTCAATAAATTTTTCCAATTTAACGGTGGACACTTTGAGATTTGATACTATGTTAAATTCTAAGTCTGGATTGTGATGCGTTTCTAAAAACGATATAACTGTTTCAAACTGTTCTTGATAAAACGGTTCGCCGCCTAATATGTGAAATCTAGCCAGCTGTGTTGAATTGGCTTCCATCCATTGCCAAAATGCCGCAGACAATTCTGCATGACGAGGATGCCGGACAGAATAGTTTTTTATTTCAATTCCGTTTTCAGCAAAGTCGCCAAACTGTATATTTTCCTGTTGTATCCGACTACTGAATCCGTCCCAACAGTAGATACAGCTCATATTGCATACATTATCTAGATACACTTCTAATATACGCGGAGTAACATTGACTGCGGTAGGATCAGATTCCAGTTCTGGTGGCGTCAGGTTGGGTATCTGCAGATGAAATTGTCTGTCACTTTGCCCTCCAGCCACTTCAATATTTTTACAATATTCGCAACCGCCAGAGGGCCATTTTCCTTCCAGCATAAGACTTCGGTCCGACAATTTTTTAGGAGTATTATGAAAAGTATCAAAATTTTCAGGATTTACTACGGTTTGATCAACTCGATGACATGAGTTAGTATTTCCGTCATACAGTTGTATAGTACTCCAGTTCCACTTTAATTGGCACGCGGTCTCAGTACGAATTGGAAAATAGCGGTCAGCCATTAGTAATCGTCGTCCTGGTCGTCCCAGTCCTCAAGAGCATCATCATCTTCTTCGTCGTCTTCTTCTACATGATCTTTAAGATAATGTGCTAGAGCACCTTTGACGTCTGAATCACCTTTGAATGCATCTTTGATATCGTCAGCTGAAACATCGTTGTCAATTAAAACTGAAACCATAGCTTCTGCAGCTTCGTCACGATCCACCTTGTTTACATAACGTTTGAGCTCTGCCCAAATTTCACTTGCTAATTCTACTGACATTCTTATTCCTCCGTCGCTGTTTCTTCAGTGCTTACTGTTTCTTTCTGATTGGAAAAATCAGCCATAACCTTGTCTAAACACCCATCTTCGTTGGATTCCCAAGCCTTGCGAAACTGTTTAATGATTTCGCCGTCTGACGTTACAAACATCAAACGATTACCATCCTTCTTGAGCAGGCCTTTTTTCTCAGCCAAGTCAGTTAAGCCACTGTAGGGATTCATACCTGTTTCATAAGGAATCTTAACTTGCACACCTTCAAACGGCTTGGCATAACGTGTTTTCATTACTTTACAGCCGGCACGAATGCCCATAACTTCGGAAATCTTGTTGCCATCTTCATCTTCTTTCAACTTCATTTTCTTCATGGCTACCACAATACTAGAAGCATAGATAAAGCCTTGTCCACCTGAGATCTTGTCATCTGGATCAAACATGTCCTGGCTGGCATAGGTATGGTTAGTACAAACAAGTCCTACATTGTAGCTACCAAACATGTTGACACAGTTACGAACCAGTGCTGTAAGTGCTTTGGGTTTACGACCCAGGTCACCTTTCATCTCGCCTGCATCAAATTGATTAACATCAGTAGGAGTCAATAGCATGCCCAACGAATCAATAATAAACATGACCTTTGGTCTTTCGCCATCAGGTAGAGCCTTGTAGTCACTCATAAATGTACTAATAGTTTTAGCTACATCATCAATCATGGCCATCGAAATCTTAAGCAACTTGCTTTCGTCTGTGTCAACACCAAGTGCCTTGAGCCAGTCTTCGTCTAGAGCATTTTCGCTGTCAATCAAGATAACAAAAATGCCTTGTTCTTGTGCATTACGAGCAATATTACCTGAGCAGATGTATGATTTGCCTGCACCAGATTCGCCTGCAAACACAGTAACTTTGCCTAGCGGAATTCCTTTGTTGAAGTCGCCTGAAATAAGATAGTTCAAGGCAAAGTTGCCTGTGCTGATCCAGTCAGTGGGATCGTTAAATCCAATGCTGAGTCCGTCAATACTCTTGGTAATGTCCTTGCGGAATTTTGATACGTCGAATGGTTTTGCCATGATTAAGTTCCTTCTTTAAGTTTATATAATTCTTTAAAAATCTTACTGCTGTCTACTCCACGTCTAAGATCCATTGCGGCCAACTGCTCAAAGGATCCAGACAAATTCTGTTCGATTGGTTCTTGTATATAATGCAACATGTTTCTATAACTGTCTTCTAATAAATATCCTGGCTGTTCGGCAATACGTAATTCTAATTTGGTCTTTAATAAGTTTAGCACACTTTTTGGTAAATGCCTAATGTTTAGGTAGTCCGGAGCCAACAACGCACCAATTACAAAACTGTTGTTGTGGAATCCTTGTGCTTTTAGGTAGTCCACACAGTCAAACACCGTGTTGTAATTTAGCAAAAACCACAACATATTAAAACTGATCTTGTGACCCAGTTGCCGAATACGATCTAAATTTTCACAAAAATCTTGCCAGCGGCCGCCAAATCTTATGTATTCAAATTCTTCTGCTTGGGTCTCTACGCTAACTGTCCAATGCACATTTTTAAATTCACACACACGATCAAACACTCCGGTATCAACCTTGCTAAGGTTAGTGTTTATCCTAAGATTCACATCAGGGTTTAATTTTGCCAACAAGTCTAAGTTTTGTTTCATCAACAAGGGCTCGCCACCGGCCAAGTATACATGTTTGAGCCGGTCTGCATGATCATAAATGTACTGTGTAAAATCTGCTTGTTGTTGATCTGTGGGTCGATCTATAACCACTCCTAACTCATCGGCCCACCTACTGCTAAATTCCGGACTGCAATATACACAGGCAAAATTACAAGTGTTGGTCCAACGTACATCTATGGTCTGCAGATCATGTTGTCCCGGCTGGTATGTGGCCGTTGGTGTTTTTTTAAATTCTCGTATGTAAAAGATTCTATCACTAATGATATCAAACCCTTGTTTGCCATGCTCAAGGTCATAACAGGTATGACACCCGGCTGCTGGAGCACCACGAATAATGTTTTGTTGTTTGTTTATATTGGTGCTACCCAACAAAATTTGTTCAATGGGTTGATCCTTGATATTACCCAAGGCACCGGTACTAGGATCACTGCGAATACAGTTCTTTACCAAACCGTCAAAGTTGTACATAAGCCCGGTCCAGGGCATGGGACAAAAATGTGGATTAGTTAAAATATCCTTGGGTGTCATTGTGGTCCTAAACTAATGTCCGGAATGTTGAGCTCGTTGCGTGCGGCCATGTCTAGCAGATCCAATAAGGTTCTAGCCCAGTTGTTGACATCGGCCGCAGGTGGCACAGTTTGTCCAGGTTGTGTGGCAATGTAACCGGGGCGTACTATGGTAATCTTTACGTCAAGGCGACGATTGCGTAGCTGGCCCACTGCCTGCTCTAATGCAACTTTTTGTATTCTATATTGATCCAGTCCGGCATCCAATGCCACAGGATCTTGAGTCATCATGGTACTGACCACTATGATATGTTTGTTGGTACCGTGCCAGCGTTGAGCCATTTCAAACAACAATTCAGTCTGTGCATATCCAGCCTGTGCGTTATTGACAAAAACATCGCATGGTTCAATTTGATCACAAATTTTAAATGTATTGCGAATATTATTGCCTTCTCGTTGGCTAAGTCCTATAACTTCTTGCCCATCAAGGGCATATTCTTTGGCCAGTGCCTGACCTATGCCTGCAGTGTGTCCTGTGATGGCTACTTTCACGCTATACCTCTCAGTTGTTTTTGTTTGCTTATGTATGCTTCTCTTGCTACAATGTCAGTATTATCAATGCTTAATTCATATGGATGTTTTAGATAAGCATAGCTGTGATCAATGTTATGTTCTTGAGCAAATGCTTGTATGTTAGGCAAATCATCTGCGTTTAATATGCTGACTGTGGTCCACAAATTTAACGTTACCGGCATGGTTTTATATTGCATCAAATTGGCATAAAAGGTTTCCCAAGTAATAGGCCAACGCATAAACTCATGAACAGCCCCAATGCCATCACAACTGACTGTGACTGTAACCTCAATACCCTGATTGGCAATATCGATCAATTCTTCTAACACAATGTTGCAGTTGGTATTGAGTCTAAGCGTTTTTAAATTGGGCGGTAGATTGGACAATATGCGTTTATAATTTTTACTGTAGCTGGGCTCGCCACCATTGATGTCCAAATGTCTAATGCGTTCTTGAGGCAACTGCCAATAGGCTTTGCTGTTGTTGACCACAAAAAATTTGTCGCTGACTAAAGCACCTATACGAGTACTGCAATCCGGGCTGCATGTTTGACATGCTGCATTACATATATTATCTAATACTCCGCCGACTTGTAGATAATCTATTTGTGTTTCTAATTCATCCAGAGCAATAGAGTGTATTCGTATACTGTGATGGCCTTCGTCTTCGACCTCTTGACATCTAATGCACTCTGTCGGCCATACGTTGTTTTTAAAAAGTTCTTTTATGTTGGCTAACCAAGTACTGGACTCTAGGTCCTGTAGTGAAGCGTAGCCAGGAGCATTGACCATGTGACCGCAGCGGCTAACTGTGCCATTGGGATTAAAACGTATAAAATGATCAAGTCTTGGGCAGTACATTGCTGATATCTAAAGTTTTTTGAAATACTAATTTGTACAAGTCACTGTGATCTGTTTGCACGTATTTTATTAAATCATATAAACTAATTGTTTTGCCAACAAAACCCATTAGTATGTCGTCTAGGTAATAATATAATTCTAATTTAGACCAATTAAATGAATTAATTTTTTCTCTGAGTTGGTTAGTAATAGGCTCAACGTCAGCTCGATGATTTAGGTCTGTTAACTGGCTGATTTCTGCCATGGGACTAAATGTCACTAAAGTGTCATGTCCAGAAAATCGAGCCAGGTTTAACAGCCAAAAAAACTGTGGGGCATAGTGCCTATTTAAAAACAAATACCTATTGATAAAATACAATGCAGTATGTTGATCCAGGTCGTTGCCTTCGTTATCTAAGTGTTGCAGGTAAGTGTTTACACCACTAAAAAAACGGTCGCGAGGATCTCTTAAAAAGATTGTAATTGGCACGGAAATGTTAGCTATTTCTTTTTCAGCAACAAATGTCCAACCTTTAGATTCCATGCTTACTGTCAAAGATGACCGACCACATTTGAATATTGGATAGACAAAATGCTGTGAGGCAACTTGAATCACCTCACAGCTATCTGGAAAGATAATACTATCTATTTCCGAAAACATCCGTTACTGCTTTTGGCGTGCCCGGATCATGGCCAAGATGTCCTGAGCATTGCCACCGGCAACAGGTTTGGCTTCTATCGGTGCCGTTGCTACTGCTGGCTCGTCATCGAAGTCACTCGATACAGCAGGTGCTGGTGCGGCCACTGCGGCTGGAGCGTCTTCGCTAACATCTGCGGCTGGTGCTGGTGCACCGGCTGGAGCATTAACACCGGCTGGGCGGAAATATTGACCCCAACGCTCTGTGTCGTAGCTTTGACCATCTACCGAAGCTTCGAACATTTCTTTGATAACTTTGAGTTCTACTTCGCCTGGTTTCTTAGGCAAGAATGTGCTCAGGTCAAATAGACCGTGTTCAGCAATGGCCGCTTGTTCGGCTTCTGTGAGTGCGGATTCTTTACGAGCCCACTTGCTACCGTTGTAGTCTGCAAAACCACCTTTGCTACCTTTGCTAATACGGAAGTCCAGACCACGCATCAAATCAGTTGGCAATTCTTCCAACTCTGGATCCATCAGGGCACCTTTGATGGTGGTAAAGATCTGAGGACCAATAATAAAGCGGCGAATTGGGTTGGCTGGAGCCTTGTCGTCAGCAAGAGGATTCTCGCGAACAAAACCTTGAAAAATGTAGCTACGCTTTTTCCAGTACTTACGACCCATTTCTTCAAGACTCTTGTCTTTGAACCAGGTACGAACTTCTGTTAAAACTGGGCAAGTCTCTCCCCACATTTCTACACAGGGTACTTGTACATACACTTGTTTGGATTCCATCTCACCTTTGACGCCATTGAATGGCAAACGAATCATAGCTCGTTCTTGCCAAAAGAATGTGTTCTTGGTGTTACCGTCTGGGAGGAAGCGTAAGGTGCATGATTGTCCTTCTTCCATGTTCCAATGTGGGTAAATTGAATTGTCGCCACCTGTGGAGTTACCGCCTTGTTTTGATTCGCTTGCGGCCAGTCGTGCGCGAATTTCTGCTAAAGATGCCATAATATGTTGCCTTTCTAAGTTTTATGGTTGTTGCCTATCTAAATTTTTAGATTCTAGTTGCCTGTGACTCAAAGAATAATGTGTTCACTTGTGTAGTGTACACGCTTTATTTCTCAGCGTCAATACATATTTATGATCAGTTTGTTCTATTTAGAAATTTTAGAAATCGTATTCCAAATTCGATCTTTGACTGCGATTCTGGCATAATTGTTCCACCAGTTACGGTCAAGCCCGCTGTCGGTACAAAAACAAGTACCACAAGTTTTGGGTTCTTCGCCAATGGTGTAATCGGTTTGAAACTGTGTCAGATTAATATCCTGTTGTAATACAGTCGACTGAAACGTAGCCAACAGTTCCCATTCACTCATGAGATACTGTGGAGAACCGTCTGGGTTCAGGTCACCGCCGTTATGCGTTAAATGATCCTTGTGCCAATCAGCAAAATCACAACCAACTTGTTGCTCTACATAGGTTCTTAATTGAGCCAAGTCCTGAGCTCGCATGGTCCTAAAAGGTGGATGACTAACACATACTTGTTGTTTATCAAATACACCAGGTTTTGCATTTAAGAGTGCCGACACATAGGCATTTTGTTGATCCTGTGTTGGGCCNCCGCGTGTAATGGTATAAGGCACTGCGTCATGTGGCACTGGTNTGTTGAATTCAATGTCGCCATCGGTAAAAAACCAAGTATCAAAGGGCAGTATCTGGTCAAGATACAGTTTGATTATCTGCTGACGGATCCAACCTTCATGCCTGAACAGGTTAGTTTGAGGTAATTGTGAAACAGGAACAATCGTAGCTGGCGCATATAATTCAGCACAGTCGGATAGGTATTTGGGCCACGCATCTGCATCAACGTCGTCTACTATAACTGTAGTAGGTACTGTATTGTGATGCCTAAAATAGGATTGTATTGTGAGAGCCGTCAGTAAAAAGTGACCCGGATAGGTCAATACCACCAACGGCTGATTCATTAACCGCGCTTGAGACCGGAAAGTTCTTTGAGACGATCCAAGAAACTCAGGTCTTTGGATACTGGTTTCATCTTACCCGAATGTCCATACTGTCCCTGCAACGGGGAAGTATCGCACTCATCAGTTTCTTCGGCTTCATCTGGAGTCAGTGCATCTTGTACAGCACTTCCAACTGGAGCAGCCAAAGGTCCAAGTTCTGGAGCCAATACTTCACCAGCTACAGCACCAATTGTACCTTCTTCCATGTCTGAATGATTGTATTCCGGTGCAGGACGTTCTTCGGCCGGTACACCTGCACTCTTGAGGATACCACTAAGTGGATCTTCATATTCGGGATAGTCAGGTTGTAGTGTTCCAGCAGGATCTTCAGTCTGTGTCATTGGATCATGGGCTTCTTCGGCATAGTCGCCGTGCATGACACTTTCACGTTCCACACCATAGTCCTCGTCTGGAGTACCACCAATTATGCCGCCGCCGCGTAGATGACTTTCAAGATTCTGTGCTACCCATTCGCGCGGATCACCTTCACGTGCTTTTTGCACACCATACGGCATATCACCACAATCGCAATAGTAGTCAAACAGGGCATCATACAAGTCATCATCTAGGTCTCCGCCTTGTTCAAAGTTGCGTACTTCATGACGGAAGCGATCCAAGATGTGTGTCAGTGCTTCTTTACCTTCATCCATCATTCTGCTTTCAGCCAGTCTTCCAACCTTGCCTTGTACGCCACCCGATGGCTCTGCACCAACAGAAGTGTCGGCGTATTCAGCATCAGTGGGTTCAGCTGGATTCATTTCAGCTGCTGGATCAATCTGCAACTGGTCAATAACAGCACGTACATCTGGATTATCGCTCAACATTTGCATACGATCATAGATAACTTGACGTGCATCAGCATTGGCATCCTGTTCGGCAAGGGCTTCCAACTGGTCAAACAGTTCGTCGTCGCCCAACAAATCATAAAGTTGTTCAGTAGCATTGGTAGCATCTGCACCCACTGGCAAGTCTTGACTCATCAGTTCTACTAACTGTGTTTGTTTTTCTGGAGTATCTGGTGTTTGCCAGGTTCCTTCTGATAGGCTTTCTACCCATGCTTCAAATATGTTGGCTTCTTTCATGTCGGTTCCTTGTTGTTGTATACGAGCCAACAGCGGAAGTGCCGACTCAATTCTTGTGTCAATTGTTTGTTTTACAAACATGTTCTTCAAACTTTCAATTACTACTTCTTCATCGGTGATATCAGCTGGACTCCATGATTCAAAGTAAGCGGTATATCCGCGTGCGGTAGCAAGACTTTTTAAACGCCCCTGCAGATTTTCATAGTAGGCATTGGTCTGTTCAACCAAGGTGGCTGCATCGCCTTCAAACAACTGTCCGGCATTGGCTCTACGAAAACGTGCTAACACGTTGATTTCTTCTACCATGGTCACAATATGTTGGCCACGTACATCATACGGCTTGCCACCAGTCTTGACATGCTCTAACATGGCACGTCCTCCGGACAATTTCTTAAATGGTAATTTGTAACGTTCGCCTTCGGCTGTTTCGATAAACAGGCTTTCAACATAGCGATGACGTGCTTCACCTTCGCCTATGTTCTTGTGATGACGAATCATGAGTCTGGCTTCAGTAGCCTTGCCCATCCAACTGGTGTTGCGATTACCAGTCCATGACTCAAATAAACCTTCTTTGATTGCAGCTTGTCCTTGCATACTGTAACGCAAGCGATTTAAATTTTTAATACCAAAGCTAAGGAAATTGCGAGTGGAAAAGTTTTTCAACTGTTCCAAGAATTGAAACCACTCTGTTTTATCCTGTCCTTCCATGCTACGACCCACATTGTCGGTACAGTAAACTTGTAGCTCACCTTCGTCGTTGAGCATGATCACTACAGTGCCGTAATCTTTGCCTGATTCTGCGCGGAAATCTATGCTAAAAATTTCAGCATCTTCTGGATCTGCGGGCAAGCCAGCCGAATCCAGCATTTCAGGGTCAAAATCTCTACTGACTAAGAGATCAAAAAGTTTAAGGGCAGGTGTTTGTTGAGCCATGGTCTAGTATTTAGCGTCTTACACTGATGAATGGCATGGGTGTGCTGGACATATCGTTGTGATCACGTAGTTGTTTATCAATACCTGCATCAAATGTCTGTAGTTGCTGTAGCATACGCACTGCCAACAGTGCGGCCATGACCAGGTCATCAGTTTCGCCCGGTTTGGCCGCATAACTCACACCGTGTGCTATGAACGTTTTTAGCTCACTGACCAGACTGGCACTACGTATCTTCATTTTACCAGATTCTATCAGGGTTTTAAACTTGTTACAAGCGGCCAACTTGGGCTTGTTTGAAGTATTGAATCCTTTGCGATATCTGCGACTGCCTCCGCCGCCGGGTTCGCTAAGGAAATAGCCTGGAATATTGTCTTCTCCGTATTCGTCAATCGATATCAAGGCCGCTTCGCCAATGGTGTTGTTTTCAATACTGTAGTAGATGCTTTCTGGATCTTTTGTTTTTTCGTTTATGTGTTTACAAATATCGGCCAAGATGCGTATTTGTTCCGGTATAGTAGTTTTGTTATGACGCCATTCAGCTATCTGTTCTGTGGTATTGGCTTCAAATACCTGTATAGCAGCAGGGTCGCCACCTGTGCCCAAGCTGGGATCCAACGATACCACATATATGCGACCTGCTCTAGGATGTTGAAACCAACGCACCTGGCCAGTTTTATACAAGGGTTCGTGTCCACGTAGATCAATAAGTTTAGCCGGTGCAATAAGTGTTTCATCATTGATGATGAATTCGCAACCCATCTCCCGGCGGAAACGATCGTCACCTAGTTGTGCTCGCTGTTCTTCAGCCCATTTTTCGTCACGATCTGGATGTTCATTCCAATAACTGCGATAGGCTTTGAATCCGTTGATGCCTACTTCAGTAGGATTACCGTAGCTGTCTTCACACTTGTTGGCACCTTTCCACAATAACGCAAATTGATCTTCGTCACTGTTTGGTGTTGAAGTAATAATTGCTTTACCACCTGTGGCCAGGGTAGGGCTGATAGAAGTCCAAAACTCTTTGGCAATGCCAGGACGAACGAACGCAAACTCGTCACAGTATAGTAAGGATATACTCATACCGCGTCCGGTGTTTTCTGTTGTTGTGGTTGAAACTATACGACTTCCGTTTTCAAAATCCAAATTACCTTTGTTGTAACTGGTAACGCCTGCACGTATATGATCCGGACATAGTTCATAGGCATAGCGAATACGTTGCATGATCTCTTGTGAGCCGGTGTACTTGTGTGCGGCAATTAGGATGGTACTGTCTGGGTGAAACATGGCTACCCAAAGCAAGTAACCCGCAGCACTGGTTGATTTACCTGTTTGTCGCGGCATCATACTGATGCTATAACGATTGTTATGATAGGTATCTATCAGGCGTTTTTGATATTCAAACGGATGATACAACATTTTTCCTTTGGTAGGATGTTGTATATGAAAGAAGTTGTCCATAAAATATTGCGGACCAGTGTCTGGGTCAGCACATTTCATAAACTCTTCTAGCTGTTTGTCGGTCCAGTGTTGTCGGCGATAAGGCGCCTTGACTAGAGTTGATTCATCTTTGATCATAGTAATGTTCCAAATTCGGGCCATAGTCGCACAAACTGACCTTGCTTGTCAGGATGTAGTTGCTCTATGTGATCGACAAATTTTTGTAACTCTAATAATTTAGCAGGATCTGGATCGGTCTTGGTACGATACTGAGACAAGGCATGCTCAAATAGAGCCTGTTCATTTGGTGCCAAATCAAACTGCGCAAATACTCGTTCAATTTCGTTGGCCGCCAATGCGACAATTTCCAATCCATAATTTCTAGCGTTTAACTCAGATGGTTGTCCAAGATTTTGCCAGGTGATGTTGAGTCCACGATCAGCAGCAAATGTTTTAAAATGCACCAGACGTGTGGCATTGTACAAATTGTAAACTGCGTGTATGCCGCCCCAGTGTCCGTTGTTGCGCATTAGATCTTGTACTAGATCAAGATTGCGTAACATCAGCTCCCAGGAGCCGCCGTGTCTGACATACTCAAACTCGTCGCCGGTGTTGTCAAAACTGATGCTCCATCCAACCTTGCTTCGCGTTTTTAATTTTTGAAAAATTTCACTGCGTTCTAGATCAACATTGAGATTGGTAATTACAGTAACTACAGCATCAGGTGGTATTACATCTAACAAGCGAGCATTTTCTTTTAATAAAAAAGGTTCACCGCCGACCAGGGCCACTTCCTTGACTTGATCGTAATGCTGACCAATGAATTCACACACGTCTTCGTAGTAGCGACGAGTTTCAATGTTGATAAATTTTCCTTCAAGGTCTCCCCATTTTGAACTTTGGGCCGAGTTACAATAGTTACAACTTTGATTACAAGTGATGTTCCATCTGACGTCAATCAGGGCAGGGTATTCGTATTCTACACCAGCAGTGGCACAATCAAAGTCTGGATTGACTTCGTTGTGCCAGCGTCGTTCGCTGTCGCCGTTGTTGCGTTCTCTAGCCACACAGCCACTACAATACTCGTGGGCCTGTCCAGATTTAATGCTGGCTCGTATTTCTTTGAGTTTATCGCCGTTTAGGATATCAGTGATTGACAGCGTGTTGAGATTACCCAACATGTTGGGATTGCCGGCACAACAAGTTTTGATATCACCACGCGGATTGATGTGCAAGCCCCTCCAAGGGGCTGCACAATAAAAATTGCTCATATTGTAATTATGAGCGTTGTATTTACTGGCCTAAATTAAAGCGCATGCCTGTGGCTTGCTCAATGGCAGTCATTGTGGTCTGATATTTAGGTAAATCTTGAACAGGCAATGCTGTGTTGGGCATTAACCAGGCTTCTACTTTCTTGCTGTTCTTTTCAATTACAATCTTGTATAAGCGTGTTGGAATTCCTAAACCATTGCCAACGACAGGATGTCCTGGATCGTAAATACCACCAGAAATAATGTAGAAATCTGTGCCAGGAGCNNTGGCCCATTGNCGTTCAAATGTTTCTAACTGTTTCCAGATACCACGGTTGTTGTTGGCCACTTGTGGAACCATGTTTGATAGGTTAAAACTTTCTGACATGATGGCATCCGT